GTGCTGGTATTAGTGCGTCGAATCAGTTTACGATTGCTCAAACTAGCAAAATGTTTAAGATTTTGTCGGACTCTCTTTATTCCGATAAGGTTATGGCAGTAATCCGTGAACTTTCTACTAATGCCTATGATGCTCATGTTGCGTCTGGCAACAAGAATCCTTTTAAAGTCACCCTGCCTACACAGGCCAATCCTAATTTTACCGTGCGTGACTATGGTACTGGTTTGTCTCAAAAAGACATGGAAGAACTGTATACAACTTATGGTGCAAGCAACAAGAATGACAGTAATGATTTTGTCGGCTGTTTGGGTCTTGGCTCAAAGAGTCCATTTGCTTATACCAAGAGTTTCAGTAGCACCTCTTATTTTAATGGCAAGGCTTATCATTATATTGCTGCTATGGATGAGAATGGTGTACCTAGTCTGAATCTTTTTGGGGTCACTGAAACCACCGAGCCTAATGGTCTGGAGATTAGTTTTGCTGTAAAGCAATACGATTTTCATGAGTTTACCAATAAGAGCAAGCGTATTTTCCACTACTTCAAAATGAAACCAATCATTGAGGGTGGTGTTTGCGAAACTATGCAAGACCATTCTTATTCTCATCATAATGTAGTGATTGAGGGTAAGGGCTGGAAGATTGGTCGTGTTGCTAACAACAACCATCAGTATCCTAGTCAATGGCATAGTGCTGGTAGCGGCGTTGTTGCTATCATGGGTAATATTGCCTATCCTGTTCTGGCCGATAAAATTGTCGGAGAGGAAAAGGAAGAAACTAACGACGCTATCCAAAAGTGGAATAGGACTTTTAAGAAAGCAGACGTTGCTAATTGGAAGAGTCTAGTCAAAGAGATTCTTAATGCTGGTCTATATCTTGAAATTCAGTTTGGTATTGGCGAACTGGAGATGGATGTTAGTCGAGAGGGTTTGCAGTACACTAAGAATGTTATCAAGGTTTTGCGTGAGCGAACCCAAGACATTTATCTGCAACTCAAGGAGGATATGACCACTAAGATCGCGGAATGTACCAATCTTGTGGATGCTTATTCCACCTACTATAATTTGAGCGATATTGCTGGTGGGTATACCGCAGGTGCTTCGTGGACAGACTCTAATAACGATTCTCATGAATTGACCAGCGGTAAAGATCTAGAATATAAACTAAAGAAGAGTGATCAGTTGTATGTTATCAACTGGAGAACAGCGGGCTATCGTAGTCGCCGCATGGTTTATCTGACAGATAAGATTCATCACGAAACATTGCAGGGTAAGACTGCATACTATTGGGATAACAAGAAAAAGAACGGCAAACTGGTATTCTTCTTGTGTGATGTGGGTAGTGCTGAAACTGCTAAAAAGATTGTAACACGATATTGTAATACCAATGATTGTTTCGCGTACTTGCTGGTTAATAGCGACGATAGTAAGAATACTGATACCAATAACTTTAAACAGCTTGTAATTGATATTGGTGGAGAAAATAATCTACTGAAAGTATCGGACTATCGTAGTCTACTGAGTAGCGGGACCAAGCGAACTAGTCGTGGAACCTCTGGTCAGATTAGTGCTGATGAAATCTTTATTCTCAGTAAGTCTAAGGATGCTGATAGTAAGCTCGTTTTGTCCGGTAATGATCTGAATGACTCCTCATATCTCAGAGAACTTTCTGAAGATACCATGAATAGTCTAGAGGATAATCAGATCGTTTATATTCCAGTCTTGAGATATGCTTCGGTTGAAGGTTATCCAGACATCAGTGTAATTAATGGGATTATGGCAGATAAAAATCATACTCTGCACACACTGTTTGACGATACGAATATTTTTGCCATCAAGCAAAGTTCTGTTGAGAAACTCAAGAAGCAAGGTTATGATCTAATTGATTTTAACTCTTGGATCAAGCCCCAATTGAAAGAGATGATGAATAAACTGTGTGATAAGGTTTCAGTCTACAAAGATATCGTAGAGTTTTGTAAGAAACAATATGACGCGGATGATGGCAACTCAACCCAGTCATATTATTATCGTGGTCATTCTGATCGTAAAATTATTACTCAACTAATTAATATTTTTGGTATCAACTATCGTGACTATATTGGAGGTACAAATTTGTGTGAACTGGTAGATCAGTGGATGATCATAAACTTCTTCGCACAAGTTCTACACTCTAATTTTGACCTCAAGTTCTGTACCAAGACCGAATATTATACTACTATGGCTACTATTTTGTCGGACTATAACCTAAATGGTATTGATCCCGAGAAGATCAAGAAATACCATACAGATTATATCATTTTGAAATCTGTCATCAGTTCATTGTATAACGAGGACTATGCACAAAAAATTGTGAGTAAAAATAAAGATGGTCAGGATTTCTTTAAGAAGATGCCAGAAATGACGGTATTGCGAAAAAATCTTAAAGCCGCCATTGACAGCGTGCCGATGATGAAGTATATTGTTGGTAGCGGGTTTGATCGTAGTGATGCGGGTATTAGCCAAATTCCGAGCAGCAACCCACTGAAACTACATCAAGATAGTTATTATGGAGCGCCCGAATGGTATGGTAACATGGGCGGTTCAGAAAAAGTAGAAGAATTGAGAAAAACTTTGGGTTCGATGGTTAAATAATTTCACAGGTAACAAGAGGAGTTTGAAAATGAGTGTTCCGTTTATGTGGGTTGATGGGAATTTGACGCTTATCCTTAATAATAAAGCGTATCAGGTTCTTCCAGATCATTTGAATTATCGTATGATTTTGGAGGTCTTGCCAACTGCTAGTCAGGATGAACTGCTAGAATTGGTAGATATTGAAAAGGCTGTTTCTACTTTTAGTGACGGTCGAGTTGAAGTCAAGAACGGCAAGGTTCTGTTTGATGGTGATGAAGTTCATGGTAGTATCAGTAAGAGAATTCTAGAGTTTATGAGCAAGGGTCTGCCTTTCCAGCCCCTCGTTAACTTCTTGAATAATCTGATGGAAAATCCAAGTATGCAGAGTCAAAAAGAACTGTATGATTTCTTGGAGCATGAGCATCTGCCGATTACCGAGGATGGTCATTTCTTGGCATATAAGGCTGTTCGCAGTGATTATATGGATAAGTATGCTGGTAAATTCGACAATCATGTTGGTCAGGTTTGTCAAATGGTACGAGCAAAGGTTGATGATAATCGTAGTGTAGGATGCTCTCAGGGTCTTCATGCTGGAGCATTGAATTATGTAGCCAATTACGGCTCTGCTGATAGCGGCGACCATATCATGATTGTTAAGATCAATCCGCGTGATGTTGTTAGTGTTCCTAGTGACTGTAATTGCGAGAAACTTCGTACCTGCCGTTATGAGGTAGTCGGTGAATATCAAGGTGAACTTCTGAAGCCTCTTTATAAGGCCGAGTTTACCGAAGATGAATACTATGAAGACGAAGAAGAACTGTACGATGAGTATGACGATGCTTATTGGGGGCAGTACGACGATGAAGACGAAGATGATGAAGACTATGATCCTGACCAGGATTATTGAGTAGTATTTGAGACTCGAAAGAGTCTGGCAGTAAGATGATGTTTAGGTAACGGGTTCGATAGAGTGGCGGTTCGATTCCGCAAATAAAGTCTAGGTGACAACTCGACAGAATCTTATGGTTCGATTCCATAATCATCTTTTGATTGATAATGATATGAGTGTTTCATATCCCAATCAGTAGGAAAAGAAGTAGGAACGGGTGAAGAAAATGTTTAATGATAATCTTGGATTCAATCCTTTTGATAAGAATAATAATGTTTATGCTAATGGTTATGCAACTGAGCGCCAAAGGTTTTTGGCTTCTTTTAACCAAAATCATATTTTTGTGTACAATGGTAATCCTCGTAAAAAGATTAGTAGTATGAATCATACTAACACAATTGACGAGGCCATAAACGCTAATGTTAATAACCATTCTGATGTTTACTTTTATGTTAATGGTGGACGTAAAATGTATGCTATCAAGCAATTTACTTGCTGTTTTTGTGATATGGACGCTGGACGAGATAGCGAAGGTAAGTATTTTAAGCCTAGCGTAGTTATGACGAAGAAAAAGGAATTTTTGAAAAAGATTAATGAATTCCCGGTTAAGCCAAGTTGGGTTATTGATACTCGTAATGGCTATCAGTGCTATTGGATTTTTGACACCCCTTCACGCCAGATGGTTGGTAGCAACAAAACTTTTTGGAATGGTCTACAGAAAAAGCTAGTTAATTATTTTGACGGTGATCCACGAGCAATTAAGCCAAACCAGATCTATCGCGTACCTTTTACTTGGTGGCGTAAGGAATGGGAAAAGAAAGCTCCGTATTTTTCTAGTATTCTTCCCGGCAGTACGGGTCAACCGATTAATGTTGCAGATCTAAAGTCTGCTCTTACTGGTCAACCAGCTACTCTCCAGATTATTCCTGAGAAGTGTAGTGACGAGTGGTATAAGGGTTATGCTCAGGCTTATAAGCAGTCTGATGTTACTGGGGTTCCAGTATCGGTAAATGTGGCAACTAACATTTTGAATCAAATGAGGGCTGCTTTGAATCCTGACCTATATAACAATAGCACAGACGAGATAAAGAGTGTTAGTT